GCTCAACGGCCACCCGGCGCCGGAGGTCACGCATTGACTCGAAGATGGTGGGCTCATTGCCTGCCGCCCATGTGACCGATCCAGAACCGCTCCCCGGTGTCTCGGTGGTGTATTGCGCCGGGTAAATTGTTGAGATCGTGGTTCCTGCCGTGGTGATCTCCCAGAACGGGTCGAAAACGGTGGTGAAGATGTTGGCGTCGATAGGGTAGATGCGAATGGTGCCGCGGCGGCTGACCATTGTGATGTCGGTCGGGTTGACCGTCACATCCACACCCAAGTCCTTGATCTGCTCGGCGAAAGCGATGGTTCCGGTGAAGATCCTGATTTGATCATCAAAAACATCACCGGCCGCGTTGCTGTAGGTCACCCGGGCACGCCCCCAGGTGAACACGGCGTTGCCTATCGTGGTGTTTCCGTTGGCCGGGTCGGCATAGACGCCGGAGTAAACCTGCCGGATGTCGTATGGCAGCGACGGGTCGTAAACCGCATGCATCACCCGGCGCCATTCGTTGATTATGAACGGATTGGCGACGTTGTTGGCCTGGGCGGATCGTTCCAGACTCAGGAACTCCGATTGGGTCGACGTATCCGACCAGGATGGCGGCCCTTCAGCAAGGAACGGGATGTCGCCGGTGAAGTATGGGAAAAAGTAACGGCTGAAAGATCCGCCCGGGAACCGGTATCCCCATGTACCATCAGGCCGGCGCCGGAAACTCCGGCATTCACCTGGAGCCACAAACTGTCTGTCCGAACTGCCGTCGGGCAGTTGGAGAAACACCGTCACCGGCTTGTCGTTGCAGTTGTGAACACGCCAGCAATCGTACCGCTGATACGTTTTGAGGATCCTGAACTCGTTTGGTCCCTCAATGGCGATCTCGGCCACGGACAGCCGGTGCTTGTGGATTCGCCCTGGAGGCAGTGTGGGGTCGATGGCTGCACCTAGACTGCCGCGGACATAGGACGTGCCGTTGCCGTCGTCCGGATCCCAGCCGAGGTGGATGTCGTACCGAACACCATTCACCTCCCGGGTCAATAGCTCGAAACTGAAGTGAATCGTGCCGATGTCACAGGTGAACGGGTCGGCGCCTATTATCGGATGGTCGACGTAGACCTGACCGCCTTGGGTGTCGAGGTACTGGTTCTCCAGCTTCGACAGCTCGATGGCTACCTGCGTCTGGTCGTGGTTGTCCCGGTAGATGGCACCGATACCTGGGATGCCTGTTCCTGTGTCTCTGAGGCGCCTACAAGAGGCCGGATCGTTCCGAAAGACATACCACACCCCATACGGGTATTGCCCCTCCCAGACGCCTGCCGCGGAGTTGGCGAACAGTGGGGACTTACCATCGAGCACCCGGGCGCATTTCTGGTCGGCCCGTCCATAAAGGCTGTTCAGGTTCCGGGCCGTGAACATCCGGTCGGTCCGGCTGGTGGCGAATGGCATGGGTCAATAGAACCAAGACTCCTCGGCTGTCTGGGTGACGGCCGGCTGTGTCTTCAGCACCGTGCCGTTGGCGTTCTGCTCCACACGCTGACCGGGGCCGGCGACGATCTGCACCCGTCGCACGGCCTCGATCAGTTGGTTAATGGCCCGGGCATGGTCTGCCTTTAGACCGCGCTCGGATAGCTTGGCTGGCAGTTGTAAAGCCATAGCTTACAGCTCGCAGAACTGCACCATGATCTTGACCGTGCCGGCGCTGGATTTGACCAGTGTAGTCCAGCCTGAGTCGATGCGCGGAATCAGGCAGAACTCGCCGGGGGCGATTCGGATTGGCCAGACGATATTCGGCGTGATCACCGCATCGTACCCACCCACCAGCACGCTGTTGATGGTGTCCAGGTTGCGGATTAGCACGCGGTAGGGCGTCGAGAGGTCTGCCGTCAGGTCGAGGGCCTCGGAGCCTGTGCCGACGTCCTGCGTCTGCTGGCCCATATCGGTGCCGGTCATGTTGGCCGTCACCGTGTAGGTCGTACCGTCGATGGTGGCCCCGCCCTTGGCGGCGTAGAGCCTGGCCGACATTTGGATCTCGTTTGCCATGGCGGGTGGTTCGTTAGATTTCGCAGAAGGTGGCCTGCACAGTCACAGGGGCGGTATCAGCGCGGAAGTACAGCGTCTGGCCCGATGCGACGTAAGGGATCAGCATGGTCTCACCGGCCGGGATTCGCATCGTGTAGGTGCCGCTGACGAAGCCGAGGTCGACGAAGTTGGTGCTGTCGAGGTTGCTTACCAACAGCTTGTAGGGGGCTGTGACATCGACGGGCACATCCAAGGCCTCGACGGTGGTGCCGATCACTTGGGTTTGGCTGCCCATGTCGGTGCCGGTCATGTTCACGCTCTTGGTGTAGGTGACGCTGGGGAGGTAGGCGCCGCCTTTGGCTGCGTACAGCCGGGCCGTCATTTGGATTTCGTCTGCCATAGATTGTGGGGGTGTTTGGGGGTTAAACGAACGGGTAAATGAGGATGTCGTATGGGGCAAACGTCCAGGAGATCGTTTGTTCGACTTGGTTTGTCTTGGTGATCAGGCCGGTCGAATAGTTTGTTTGCTTCCAGCCCCAAGCCGTACCGGATGGCGTCAAATACGGCTCCGATGGCGGAACCGGAAGCATCGACTGAATCGACTGCAGTCCCCAGACAGCCACGAACGTGGCCGGTAGATAAATTGGAGGCACCGCAGAAGGCACCTGGGGCAGGCCGTTATTGCCTGAGAAGGTGGCGATTCGGGTGAGGTTCACTCGGGCCACCTGGAAACTGTCCACGCCACGTCCCAGAATGGTGATGAGTTGTTTAGCCACCGGGAAGCTGGCGATGTTGCTTTGGTTGATCTCGCCGGGATTCTTAGCGGCACCTTCAACCACGAGGCGATAAACTATAGGGTCACCAAACTCGATTGCCTCTCTGACCACTGAAGGCATGGCGAACAAAGAAACATCGGCATAATCCGTACGAAACTCATATCGGATCTCCGGTGTCTCTGTGCCTGCTGCAGGCGTAAACGCCGTATTGATCGGGTCGGCCGGGTTGGTCGATTGGCCAGAATAGACAACCGTGGCCTCTGAGTATGGGCCGGACTCGGTGATCGTGACCTTGGCTCCGGAATTTACCCATTGAAACGAAGCAACCCGCAAGGCGTCTTTGCTTCCACGATAGGTAAACGTCCAGACTGGGCCGGTTCCGGATCCGGCATTGTCAAACTGCCGGGAAACCTCGACGTAAGACAGCGGAGCATTTCCGGACGTCGGTGTGACTCTTGAGATGTCGCCTTGGATCGTTGCCATATCAGTTTCCGTTGATGGCCGAAACCGTGCTGCTGGTGTTCTTGTTGATCGACTTCAGGTCGGCCGTCTGGAGCCTGACTTGACCCATGAAGGTGTCGACCCATCCGTTTGAAGATGTGAAACCGCCCATGCGGTCCTTGTTCCTTGAGTCGATACGGCCAATGGTGCCCCTTGGAATAGGTAGAGCCTCGAATCTTCCAGCCGCTTCTTCGGGTTTGGCAAACGCCTCTTGAAACGCTGCTTTCACAATGGAGCCCTTGCCTCCAAGTTGCTGCAGAATCCCGGTGATTCCGTCGGAAACACCTTTTTCATCTTTTGCTGCCCTTTCCAGTGCGTCAGCCCAAAAGGTCATTTCCGGAACAGCAGAAACCACCATCTTGCGGGTGATTTCGTCCAGCCTATCCGCCAGTTTTCCAAGGGCGTCAATTTGCTCTTTAGAGATCAGGTCAATGGGGCCGAGGTCGTTGATCTTTGTAAGAGCGCCGGCAGCCTTGAACGCCTTTTCTCCAAGAATCGAGATCATGGCCGCCTGTGTCTGTGCGCTGTTGCCTGATTCTTTGTGGGCGTTGCCCATGCGGGTGATCAGGTCAATATTTGAGATGCTCTTGTCATTGAGCTCTGCCACCGAGATGCCGAGTGCCTTGAAGTAGTCTCGGGCCTTTCCACCTTCCTCGACCGCTTTTAGGCGCTCCTGGCTCACGGCGGTGATCGACTTGGCCATGGCCTCGAATGAGACGCCTGTTTGGTTGGCTAGGATCTGCAGGCGCTGCACGTCGTCCGTGCTGATATTGAGTTGCTCTGAGAGGTCGCCAATAGCATCGGCGGTTTGAACTACCTTGGAGGCAAAAGCACCCACCGCGGCCACAGACAAGGCGGCGCCGAGTTGTCCGCTGATGGAGTTGCGGAACTTGTCGGTCAGGCTCGACGCCCTTTTCAGGCCTGTCTCATAGGCCGCGCCATCGAGGCCTAGCTTTGCAATGAGTGAGAAGATGGCCATGGTTCAGTTCGTCAAAGTTGCCTGTTCCTGAGCGTAACGCCAGAGAGCATCGTTGTCACTGCTCCACAGCTCGACTTGTCCATGCATTTCGGCATGAGTTAGGAACATCCGTTCCGCATCCATGACAGGCATTCCCAGAACCGTGTTCTCGGTGAACCCGATGCCAACAAGACCGACCAGGATCCGCTCGGGCCATGGCATTGCCGGTTTCTTGCTTCGACCGCCTAACTCTCGGAGAACTTCAGGGCAATCCGACTGGTCCCCAATCCATTCCTGCATGACCTGACATTCCTTGATCAAGTCAGCCTTTAAGATCCGGCGGCGCATCATTCGGAGCGGAATCCATCGGAAGATTGACTCCATGGCCTTCACCGACTGCTGAGCATCCTGACTGCACACGATCACGGATTCCACTAGATCGTTGGCGGTGGCTTGTCCGCCGTGAACGAATGGGGAGCCGAGTCGGTGCAATAGGATAGCGTGCCCGACAGTAAAAGGCTCCATTCGGAGCCCCATTACCACCGGGCAGGGCTTGGCTGTCGCCGTCAGGATGTCGGCCAGTTGGCTCACAGGGCGGTGGCAGCGCCAGATGCGGTGATGTTGGTGTACCGCTTCAAGGTGATCGTGCCGGTGGCTTTGCCGGTGGCCGTGGTCTTGATGGAACCACCGCCGGCGTAGATCCAACGGTTGCCGGTGGCGGCATTGATGGCGTCGACGTATCCGCCGACCTCGATCACCGGGGCGCCAGTGATCACGCAAGTGCCATTCACATCAGGCAATGCGGCAGACAACAGCGCGTTGGCAACGCTGGTCGTATTGGCCGGGATGAAGTTCACGGTCAGCGTCAGCCGGTTGTTGTATCCGATGTGGCCGACAACCTCGCCGTTTGAATTCCGGACCTCTTCGGTGTCGGCCTCGTGCGTGATGTCGTACGACTCCATATCGGGCGAGACGTACCCGGTGACGACAAGGGCGCCCGCGGCGTCGTAGAGCGCCAGGGTGGCCGGTGAACCGAAAATGTATTTGCTGCCTTGAGTGTTAGCCATGTGTGGTTTGGGTTAGAGGGTTGCCGAACAGTAAAGAGTGAAGGTCCTGGTGAACGTCCTGGACCGATTAGAGATTGAGGCCGCCCCAAAGTCTAGAGGGGCTGCGAATTGCGCCGTAAACGGGCCGCTGGCGTCGTTTGATGGAGCATTAAGGGCGGAGGCCCCGGAGTCGTCAAAGAGCGGCAGGATCCGATTGTCGAGCACCTGGACGGTGGTCAGCACATCAGCCTCGTCGGTATCGTCGGCAGATAGCTGAAGTTCGACGGAAACCTCAACCTCGTTTGTGAGGTCGACACGTTGAACAGGCCGCGCGGAGTTGGTCGAGACAACCAACCTCGGGAAGTTGGGCATAACATCCTGCTCGTCCGGGTCGTCATAGAGACCGCGGCTGTAGGATGTCAGGCAGGTGGGTGTGCCTGAACCGGAGCCCGACCAGTCGGCGGCTGCCAGGTAGTCTGCTACGGCCTTCTCTGCTCTAAGTGCGACGGCGTTCATTTTATGGCGATACCGTTGTCCTCTAGTACCTTGCCGTTGGCAAGCATGGCCTCGGTCATGTGATTTGTGAGCTCAATGAGCTCGTCGTCCATGGCCTTCTGCATTGCGGTATTGTAGATGGTGGAAACCCGGTTGTATTGGTTGTCGGCCACGCCAGCGGTCATGACCACCGAGGCTGTTGGGTTGAAGCCGGGAACCGCTTGAATACCTCGGGCCTTGGTGCCCTTGTGAACGGCGACGTTCTCCTCGGGCAGGCCGTACTGATTAGCCAAGGCCACAAGAGCGGCGTTTGTCTTCTTGGGCGCCTTGTAGCCTGCAGGCTTTGACAGTGGCTTCCACTTTGGGCTTTGAAACTGGGTGAAGCCCCGATTGTAAATCCGGATCACCTTCACCACACCTGAACGGAGGTAACCTACTGAGCCGATAGCTTTCCGCATCAGGGCCGAGGCGGCTGCCTTCATCTCCTCACCGTAGAGACCGCGGCGGCCTGCTTTGGCTTCGCGCGCTTGGGCTATCAAGTGCACGCGACGAAGCAATCGGGACTTGCCGATGCGCTTGCCGGTTTTCTTGCTCTTACGGTTCACATCGCCGAGGGGCTTGCCTAGGTAGTCGGCAATCCGGCGCCGTTCTTGTCCCGGGCTCTTAGGCGGCACCAGGACGAACAACCGAACCATCAGGTAAAAGAAACGAGCGTTGATCGCTTTGTGAAGGTCTCGGCTGGTCGACAGCAGATAGGCCTTCATTGCCGCATCGAAGCGGCTGGAATCCACCGTCATGTTGACGACAGGCCTCACCGGGTTTTCGCTCCTAGTTCGAGGCTGTAGTAGGCGCCGGAGGCATCCACACGGCAGGACAGGATCCGGAGGGTCCGGCCTTGGTACACCAGCGTGCGCCCGACCACCGGCCGAGGTTTGCAAAAGGTCAGGGCGATGCGGTCGGTGTTCTCTAGGAGAACGAATCCGGTGTCCTCACGTTGCAGCCGGGAGAACGTTGTCCCCTGGTCGAGCGTGTAGAGCGTCGAATCCATCGTGACCAACGTGCTGTCACAAGTCTTCCAGTCCGAGAACATGACTAGGATCCGGGAGGTCACATTGTCCTGGAACCCACCGGCCACCGGGTTGTTGGCGTCGGTGACGGCTGCCGGGATGCACCGGATCGACGTCCCCTCCCAGATGAACATGGGCGCCCCCAGCATTTGCTGGAGCACCGCCATGCCCTGCTGGAGACTGGATCCGATGGTGGTCATGTTAGGCGGTGAAGTAGACGCCGGAGACAATGATTCGGGTCGTCGCCTGAACATGGCCTGCCAGACTGCTGGTAGTACCCGTCTCGAAGTTCGACAGCTCGAGGTAGTTGGTTCCACCAACCACCCGGGCGATGATCATGGTCTTGGCCTGGTTGGTTGCATTGGTCAACCACACGGCTGCCGCGGTGGTGTAGGTGACCGAATCGGGCAGTGTCAGGCGAAGCTGGCCAGTAGCGGATCCGGTCACCGAATTGACGGTCACGTCCGCGGTAAATGTCGTAACGAAACCGATGGAAGTGTGGCGTGCCGTGTTTGTCGTGATGGCGTAGGTACGGCCGCCACCGGAATCGGTCAGCGTAGGCACCCAGGTCGACGGCGCTGCATCAATGGGCAGGCTGCCATACAGCTCGTCGAAGTTGTCGTTGATCTTCTGGCCGGCGCCCCGGAGCGTGTCCCCGGTGTTGTCGTTGGCGATGGTGCCGATGTTGATGATTTGCTGGGCCATATCAGTTCTTAGGCAGGACGTACCAGCCGGCAGGCAGCGTCACCTTGGACGGCCCCACCAGCTTCTTGTTTGCATCGAAAGCGTACACGCTGGCCCTCACCGGCTTGGCCAGCATCACCGGGTCACCGTGCGGCACCATCACCACCTTGGTCTGGCATCCCAGGCAGGTCAGCAACACGGCCAGCCAGGTCAGCCTTGAGATCTTCGGGTGCTTTTCCATGTTGGATGTCGGCGGGTGGTGTTTCACGGATCCAGTCGAGGAAGGCCAGTACAATCTGGTAAACCCAGTTCATTCCGGTTTCTTCTCGGCGTCCTTAGCCATTACCAAGCCGATACCGGCAGAGATCGCGGCAATGGTGGCCGTCGGGTCGACCGAGGTGGTCGGGTCACCGTCGAAGATGGCCTTCAAGGCCCCACCGACTGCGACGAGGATGGCTCCGATACCGGCGAGAGTTGTCTTGGTGTTTTTCATTTCTTGATGGCTTTATACAACGCAACACAGGCCGCAAGGAGGCCAACCACGGCGGAGGCAAAACGGATCTCGTCGGTGAGCTGGGGCAGCATAGATGCAGACGTTGCTGCTGCTGCCGTGCCCAGCGACAAGGCTAGTCCATTCGTTCCGCCGTGGTTGGTTGCGTCCATGTTACTCAGACTTTGGTTGGGCTGCTGCGATGATGATGTCGGCCAGAGGAACGCCTACCTTGGCGTTCTGGTAGCCACCGGCCTTGATGGCGATGTCGATGAGCTGAAGCAGGCTGTTGGTCTGCTCCTGAGTCAGTGTGATGGTGATTTCCATATCAGGCGGCAGTGTCGGCAGACACAGGCTCCTCCGCAACCAAAACCGGCTCCACCTGCGGCAGCATCGGAGGAACGATTTCAACCGGAGGCGATGAAGGCTGCGCCGCCCACGGCAGCGGAGGAGCGATGATCGGAGGGTTGATCTGATTCTCAATCTGCGCGGTGACGTTCGCCTCGACAGCCGCTTGATCGACTCCATTGGCGTAACACCAACCAAGCACCTGTTCCTGCGTCAGGTCTTCGTAAGGCGTGAACTCAACAGACGGAGGAGCGAACGAGCAGGAGCCGTAGCAGGTGCCGCTGTATTGGTCCTGAGTGCCGTTGCATCGCCAATCGGCGGTGATGACGACATCGGTGAGTGAGCCTTCAACGGGTTTGCAGAGAAGGCGTTCGATGATCCAAGAGAGGGTAATCATGGTCGTTTAAATTAGGCGGCTGCGATTGTGGTAATGGTGCCAGAGCTTCCACGGAACTTCAGCGCACCGGACTCGACGTAGAGTTGGCCTATACCAGCGGGAGAAGTGGTTGGTGCTGTGCCGTTTGCAATAGCCAAGACACGAGCGGCAGAGGTTCCAAACGTAGCTGTCCCAAGTCCTAATCCACTAGAGTTGAGGGTCATTCCGAGGTTTGCTGCAATCGAAAACTGAATGGATGATTCGCCTCTTATACCTAGAGAAGATGTTGATCCTCCCGACATCAACGCTTTTGCGTTTCCAACGTAACCAAGATCGCCTCCATCAATGGAGTTGTTGAACAACAAGAACCCGTTTCCGGTTGTCGTCGTTGAGTTTGTCAGATTTCCGGTAGCATCAATATTAAGACGTTCAATGCTGTTGGTTGAAAATCCAAGTTTATTGGTCGTAACTAGATACACACCATTCGCCGGAATGGTTGCTGCGGTGACATTCAATCGAGCAGCGTCAAGTGCGCCGGTGATGGTGGCGGAGGCGAGGGTGGCGGTGCCGCCGGAGCCGAGGATCTGGTTGGTGGTGATCTTCTTGGTGGTGCCGGTGACGTCGACCACGGGCAACACATCGGTAGCCGGGGTCAGCGTCGTGATCGCTGTCAGTTGGGATATCTTGAGGTCTGCCATGTTAGTAGATTGCTAGAACGATTTTGCCGCCGTTTTCCTGTACTAGGAAATCACCGGCTTCAGTGAGTAGTGAATCGAATGTTCCGAAAGTGATGACCAAGTGTCCGCCGTTTTCCTGCACCAAGTAGTCGCCGTTTTCGCAAAGGATGTCGCGCCGTTCAATCGGAGGATCAGGCGGAATGCCACCGCCTTTGATACGGCGGACAATATCCAGTCCCAGTCCTAGTCCGAGGCGAGGCATTGCTTAGGCGTACTTGCGGTTATAGGCCACAATGGAGCCGTTCGACACGGTGATAGAGGTCCACACACCGGGAAGCTCATCACCGGCCTGCAGCGTCACGCCGGCAGGGAAGTTGGTGATGTTTGAAGTGGTTGCTCCGAGGATCGTGATCTCAAGAGCATGAATGGTCTGCCAGTTTCCGGTCACAGTTCCGGATGCGCTGGAGATGTAGGTGCCGCCGTACTCGCCGGCCAGTTGACGATTGGATCCAACATTCATAATGCGAACTTCTGACTGCTTCTTTTGCTACCACTCCAGCCGACTTGCAAGCGTGTACCTCCGCATTTAACCCGGGTCTCTGGATTGTCACGCTCTACTTCGTTCAGGAACTGCTTATCTTTCCAGCAGTCGTACCCGAGCTTGGTGCCCCAGTAATGGTACAGTGTGGGGTCGATACGCATCCGCAAACGGCCAATGCCATCAATGGATTTGCGGTCGATATCGTTGCTCTGTTTGGCGATCTTCTTCTGCTGAATGCCAGCATTTACCCAGTCTCTGTTGAGACCGTGACAGAGTTCCTCAATCACCTGTGAACGGAGATTGCCCGGTAGATCATCAAGCGATGCTGCGATTGATGTAGAGAGTGCGTCGGCCATGTTGCGTGGGATTGTAATTTACCAAAAAGGGGGATGCCACCGGAACTTTCCAGCAACATCCCCCAAAAAGCGCCAACCAATTAGCTCGCGCCGTTGAACATACCAAAGCCGCTCGGGTTCTTCACCACGAGACCGGCAATGGCCTGCACCAGACGGGCAGGGCCACCACCAGCGTCAGGCAGCGTCATAACCTCGGGCAGCTTGCTGTAGCGGATCTCCAACATATCCATCGGGATCACGTAGCCCTTGTAGGCCTGAGCAGCCAGATCAGTGCCATTCTTACCACCGATGAAGGTGGACGGGTGCAGGATCAAACGGCCAAAGTCGCCCTCAAAAATGTCGATGGAGGCTTTGAACGTGTCGCTCGACAGCTCTTGGTTGAAGGTGCGGACAGAGGTCGCACCAACAGCGTTGGTGCTGGTTGTGGAAGTAAGACCACTTGCAGTGAGGTTGGTGAACGCACGCTTGAGCGTGGTGCCCAAGATGGCGTCGTAGTCGCGGAACACGCCGGTATTGCTATAGATAGCAGTCAGCACGTTCTGGGCGGTGGCCTCAACGAAGTTCGCGGAGGTCGTGGTAGTCACAGCGCCGGAGGCCGGGAGGAACACCGAGCCGGAAGCGCAAGCGCCGATGTTGGAAGCGTTGGTGCTCGCCAACCAGTTACCAAGCGAGCCGGTGAGGTACGGATTGGTGCCGTTGTCGGCCTGAGCGGCTTGGTTCGTACAAGCGAAGGTCGCTTCCATATCGCGCTTCAGCTCAACGAGCTTCTTAGCGATACCGTTGGCGACTTCGTTGGTGACGCCAGCGACGTCCTGAGTCTGAGCGATGAAACCAACACGCAGATCGCGGCGGAAAGCCTGCGCGTAGTTGTTCAGACGGGTCCGGTTCTGCACCGGGTTAGAAGCGCTCGACACAGTCACGTCAGCGCCGTCGACAACGCCCTGCAACTGCGGGGCCTCATAATTATCCACAGCCCAACCAAACTGGGCGTTGCCGAGGTCTTTTCCCTTTGGGGCCATAGAGACCAGCGGGGTGCTCTTCTGGTCGACAATAGCAATATAGTCGGCCAAGTCCTCGCGGACTTCGGAGGTGGAAGCGAGCGGAACAGATCCGCCTTGGTTAGGTTGCAACAGAGGCATAACTAGAACTTAAGTATTTGAGCCAATTCGGAGACACTTCCGGATTTCAAGAACTTGGATTTAGCGGCATCTCGCTGGGCCGTGGCTGCATCTTTCTTCATCGGAGCAGCAGTCGGTCTACCGGGTTGCGAAGGGGCCTTCCTCGGCAATGCGGCGGGTTTGCCTTTTGCCGATTCACGCTCCAGTCGCAGCTTGCGTCCCTCTAGGAAGTCACCAACCAGCACCTGATACTCGGGCATCTGCGAGATCTGCGGCAGTTGCCGCAACACCTGCTGTGCCGCCGTATACTCGGCGCTGGAGCGATCCTTCCACCAAGGATACAACTGCTCCGCGATAGGCTTGATCTGCTTGTAGTTCTGCAGGAAGCGAGCACGGTTCGGAATGTGCAGATCCAGCGCATCTTCAACACGCCTGCGGATCTGTTTCACGTCCTCCGCGCTGTACTCCTTGCCCTCTACTTCGCACCCGTCGCTATTGTCCTCGCACCACCGGCGCAGATTACGGGCCTTGGAGTACTCGTCATTGAGCTTCCCCTCATCCCACACATCAGCGAACGGATCCTGCGATGAAGCAACGGCAACAGGACGCTCAGATGCGGCCTGATCCAGCTTCGATTTCGCGTCGTTAAGCTCCCGTTCAAGTGCCTCGGCCTTCTCCAGCGCCTCTTTCTTCTGGCGCGTGAGCTTGTCGATGCGCTTCTTGAAGCCCAACGATTCGTCCTCGTTCTTGTCTTCTGAAAGAACCTCCTCAGGCGACTCGGCCTGAGATTCCATTTCATCGGTTGGATCCGATTCCTCGGCCTGAACATCCGCACTCGCGGCATCGGGCTCCGGAGACTGTTTCTCGACGTTCTGCACCGGCTTCTCTTCAGCCCCGCTGAAGCGTTCCTTCAGCACCTTAGCCAATGCCGCCTCATCGAAGGTAAGCGGATTGAATGGGGGCTTTCCCGTGTTGTTATGGGGTGTCGCTTCCCCTTCGTTCTGGTTATCCATGCTGTTTTGAGCCTAGCAAGTCGGCTGTTTTAACCATGGTTGATACGCCAACCAAGAAGCGTTGTACTAGTGAGATCAAATTGCTGACTAGTTGTCAACATTCTCACTCTTCAATGTGTTGATATACAACTGAAGGTCTTTGATAGATGCGGCTCTGCCACAGTTATAGGCTCTGCCATTAGCATCTAGGTCTGAAAGTATTGCCGAATTGGTCTCGGACTCTAGCTGGTCGTCGACGATCTGCTCAATGGCGAGCAAAAGCGGGTTCTGTTCGCCTGCTGAACGGAATATTTCGACCAGTTTCTCGACTGAATAGCGGTTCATTGTACTCCAAGGCGTCCGGTGACGGCGTTTTGCTGTTGTTGCACTGAGAACTGCAGATTCTCAAGGTACTTTTGCAGATTCGCTTGGAAAAGCGGGTCCTGCTGCAGTTGCGCCTGATATTTCGGGTTGGATTGCAGCACCTGCTGCGTGAATTGCAGGCGCATAGCCGCCGTGGGGTCGTTCTCGCGCAGTGCCGGCGGGTTTCCGAGGCTCATCAGGGCTACCTCATCGTTGGTTTCCTTGAACATCTTCTGCGAGGCAGGGCCGGTCTGCATCACAAGCTCGCTGGCAAGCGTAGGATCAATGGTGCGAAGCGCCACAGAGATCAGTTTTGCACGATCAATGACGCCCACAGTGTCGAGAGGCAACACCAATGAGGAGATAGCCTTTAGCTTCTCGGTCACAAGGTCGGTGGACAGCTCGCGCACGTCGAACTTCAGCGTGCAATCGAACTCCTGCACGTTCTCCGGAATCTGAACCTGAGATCCGGTCACGCGCATGATCTCTTCAGGCCCCATGTACTGCAGCACCAAGGCAAGAGTCTGCCGGAAGGCCTCGGTCCACCCATGCAGCCAGTTGTTGATCAGACGCTGCTGGCGCATCTGGGTGATCGCAGGGGGCACCTTCTCGGTAGGACGGCCAAAGTATCTGTCAGTCTGAGCCTCGACCGCGGCCATGAGCTGAAACGCTACGTTGGGCTCCCGGGACGGCGGCTGCATGAAGCCGATCTCACCGCGGCGGAGCACCGGGATCTGAACGGCAGGACCGATCTTCAAGTTTCCGCCACGAGTCTTTGGCACTTCGATGGGCGGCAGCGTCGTCAGGCTGGTGTAGTCGAACACCGAGTCGCGCTGAGCCTTGACCTCATGCTGCCACGTAGACGCAATCTCGGGCACACCGCGGGATTCCACGATCTTCCGGTGGATCAGTTCGCTGCGCCACACCACAAACGGGTACTGCCCATGGGCATAGTCGAGCAGCTCAAAGTAGCCCCACTTGTTCCCAACCTGCGGACAGAAAACGGTGTAGAACACGCCGGGGATACCATCCTCGTCCACAGCCTTCTGGTAGGCATAGACGATCTCAATGAGGTTCGACCTATCCATCAACGCATTGTTCGATAGGCCGAGCGTGTAGGTGTAGTCCGCATAGTTGCTGAAACGGCCCATCGTGTTGATGGCTTCCTGCGCCCACTCGGCATCCCACTCTTCGGTCTCAACCTTCTGCAGCACTTCCACCTCGGTCATATAGAACCGGCGGAAAACAACACGGGCACTCTGGATGTCGGTGGTCTCCGGAGGAAACGCCAACTCATCATACGGTGCCAAGGCCGCAATCATCGGCTTGTTAGTGACCATCGTAGGCACCGGGAAGTCGCACTCGCCCTCGTCGCGCAGTTCGCGCACAGCCTTCAACGCACGGCGCTTCGTAAGATTCGGGAAGGCAGCAAGCAAGAGTTCCGCGGACTGATCGTCGGCCTCAGGATTGGCAATAAGAGCCGGCATATCGGCCAGCACCGATCCCTGAGGAGACTGCGCGGCCAAGGCCACGATCTGATCCATGGTCAGGTACTGCTCTTTCTGCCCCATCTCCTGCTGCCAAGTGACGTGCACACCAGTCCAGCCGTAGGTCCACAGGTACTGCGACAGTAGCTCGACCTCACGGGTCAAATCGGTGTACATCCGAGCATTGATGGCCCAGTCCATCAGGTTGTGAGCGGTGGACGCCACCTCCAGTTGGGACACGTTTGAAGGCGCTACCCTGAGCATCGAACGCCAGAAGGCAGTTGAGCACAGGTCAACCATGCCGTTCACCACCTCGTCGGCCAACGGTATCCGAGTGTCGCTCGCCCCATCCCAAGGGAACGCAGGGTTGGTGCGGTTACCATCGTTCCACTTCTTGCCGTCATCGGTCTGACCGGGCCACCGGCAGTAGCGCACATTCTCGCTCTTCTGCACCCGACTGCCGATACCGTACTCGGTAGCAGACCTGCGTAGCTCATCGGTCAAAGCACCGATGTCGGGTGATGCACCGACCTTCGCCATCTGGTCGGTTGCCGTCTTGTAGGAATTATCTTGCATGGTCGTAAATACTAGTATCCACCGCCGCCGCGGGAATCAAAGCCCCCCTTGCCAACGTAAGCAAGGCCGGAGACCAGCAACATACCCAAGCAATCAATCGGATCCTTGCTGGCACCTTTCTGACCATCGCGTCCGGTGTGCTCGCTCAAGGCATACGTCAGGTTGGAGCAGTCCTTGGTGATGTACAGGCTAGGCTCGTTCAATGGCGTCAGCGGCTGCGTGGCATCGTAGGACAGCAGGCTGTTGATAGCCGACGTCCTTTGGTCCACAGGCACACCCGGCGCAGGTACGAATGCCATGGGTTCATCCAACGGATTCTCCGATTCGGCCAGTAGGTCGATCAGAGTGGTCCCGCCCTGCTCCGATAGAGCCGGACTACCGCCGGCCTTGGGATCAATCAGTCGCATCACAGGCTCGCCGTAACCAAGCTCCGCCTCAATGGTCCTGAATAGGTTGCGGTACTCCGATATCGACCGGCCTGCATCCAATGTCTGCGCAGGCCCAGCCTTGCCGTCAGGCTTCTCGCTAGGAAGCACCCATTCGCCATAGTTGCTGAAGTCAGGGAACTCCCGCACCACAATGCGCTTCCCATCCTCGTAGGCCAGTAGCCACAGGCAGAACCAGTTACGCGCACCAGCCGGATCGCACACCATGTACAGCGTACCACCGGGAGGCACATTATCCCGCTCGATACAGTGGATATCCGGTCTGAACCGAGCGAAGGCCTTGCCGATGTTGTCACTTGCCCACCCGTAGGCCCGAGTGAGGATCTGGCCCATAGGCGAGGCCACCAGCTTCGACTTCATTTCATCGAATGGGTTGTAGGGATTGTCCTCAGAGAAGAAGAACACCGTCCTCCGGTTGGTCTGAGCCTGAACCATAGTGCGAGCAGCCTTTCCTATGGGCCACGTAGGAAGCGCTTGTTTGCCTTTGAGCAACTCAGCATCATGGAAGGCCGATATAGCAGAGCCAGCAGTGAACTCCTTGTACACACTAGCCACACCTTCCAGCGGAGTCTGAGTCACCAAGAGCTTGCCGCGGCGGGTGATCAGACGGTAGCGCAGTGTGTCCACCCAGGATTGGGGCACGAGCTCGTCGCACCAGATCAAGTCGGCCTCGCGGCCCTCGATGGTGTTCTCGGACTGGGTGTAGTTCAGGAAGTCGCAGCGGGAGCCGTTGGGCAGGATGAATGAGCCGTCGGTGAAGCCGTTCTTGCGGCTGTAGTTCAGGTAGTGGATGCGGCCCTTCTTGGTGGCCCGGAGGGCGACGGGGAGATAGTTGTAGATTGCGGGCTGCTGGACCGTGACCGAGGTGGCGTGGGAGGTGTGGCAGCAGAGCACGCTAGCGTTTTCTTTTTCGATGAGAGTTTGAACCACGCGGCGTGCGGCCCAGAGGGTTTTACCTGCGCGGTTGCCGCCGGAGA